CTTCAGTTGCTTGATAACTCTTGCCCTTAACCGCAAAGCACGTTAATTCTGCAATAGTATTAAAATCAACAATCAATAACTGATCTTCCTCAATTAAATTTTTGAGTGTTCGACATCCAATCCTTTTAACCTGTGCTGTCGTTTTAATACCCATCTCAGTACCTTTCCCAAAACCAGCACTGAGTACCTGACCAGAACGACCTTTAATAGTAGATGTCAATATATTCTCATATTCCATATCGTAATGTAAAATATCAGCCACTTGGCCACCAATATCATTCACTTCTAACATTACATGTGCTTCATTATATTCTTTTGCCACTTCATATATAATTGTCGGATATAGCAAAGGTGAAATTTCATTATTCCGATAAACTGCCACCATCTTATAAGGTGTATCGGTTGCATCTATAACGGTAAAGGCACTGTAATCTTTCCCTGCACCTCTAGCCACATCACACGCCATGAAATAAAACCTATTATCTTTAGGTTCTTCGTAGACACTCAATCCATCTTTCCGATGAATGGGATCTTTGAATGCTAACGTTGATAATTTAGTTGGTGAAATCAATGTATCACTAGATCCAATAAATTCAGTTTCAAACTCAATTCTAAACTGATCTTCTGAAGTATTCCTAATAGTCTGTTCTTTCCATTTCTCATCACGGCCAGGTACTTGTGACCAATGAACATCAATTGGAACATAATCACTTTTACCATTTACTGCATTCGACCACATTTTATAGAACTGATTCATGCCGTTAGGTGTTGAAACAATTAACACCTTAGTCTTATTACCCGATGAAATTGTAGGATATACTGCCCGAAAAAATTCTTCGGCAATGTTATCTGGCACAAAGGCAAATTCATCCAAAAATATGATATTGAATGTACCACCTCGAATGGCACTGGATGATGTTGATGATGCCAGAATTTTTGAACCGTTTTCTAGTTCGATATTACCCTTGTTCCATTCCACCACACCTTGCTGTAACCACAAAGGCAAATTTTCGTATGCCAATCTCCATCGACCTAATAATTCTCTGGCTGTCTGACCCTTATTTGCCAATATACCAACTCGGACATCTTGGTTATAAAGTATATAGTGTAACAAATAGGCAATGATGACCGTAGATTTTCCTGTCTGTCTAGGCATTTTACAGATCACAAATCGGTTATCCACAAAAGTATCAATCATGTCCTCTTGGAAATCCCATAAATTAAACGGCATAAGACCTTCATCTACATTTACAATCATCATATAATTTTTGATGAAATATATTGGATCTTCACCACACTTCACATATTCCTTAACCTGTTCTGGTGTGAAATCAATAGGTACATTGGCCTTTTTTAGTAAAGGATTGCCTAGATAATTAATCTTCTCCAAGTTCATCTTCTTCCTTTTTGCTCTTTATCAGTTTTTGCAATTCAGCAGTAGAACCGACAAATAGTGCATTGTTTGTAACCTTCGTTGGATTTCCCTTTCTCTCTAATGTTTTCATTTGCTCCATTTTCATTTGTAATTCCAACAACCTATCATTGACTTCAGTAGTATTTTTCAACAATTGTCCAAATACCTCAAATGCTCTTGGGTGATCAGTCTGTTTGGCAATTTCTAATGAATATTCCAATGCATCATTGCCCTTTTCTAATAGTTTATAATAATGTTCACGACTCTTTTCATAATCCGCATTGACATCATCATCCCGATTTTCTGCATCCGATTTAATAACTGCTGATGGATCTGTTGAAACCACTTCTACATTGGTTTCATCTTCCACTATATCAAACAAGTCGTTGAGTTTAACATCTACTTTTCGCATTAGATATTATCCGTTTGTGTTTCCGTTACCCCATATGAATCATCGGCATCGGCAGTAGTTGGATCTGGTACTTGAACAGTTCTAATATTTGCTGTTTCCATTGCTATCTGTGTATCATCCAGACCACTAAATTCATTTTTGGAGTACAATTGTGTGATTGCTTCTTTTACTACCACAGATTCCTTTGCTGGGCCATAAAGGTATGTTTTCAATTGAAAGTTCATTGTCCAAATAATCAACCTTCGTTCATTTATAGATGCCCCTTCCCACTGATCGTCTTGTGAAACATCCATTAGAACTATTGGTATATCATGTTTTTGGACATCATTGATGCTAACTGTGAATTCTGGTGTAAAAAATGGTAGAATTTGTTCAACTATCTTTAAACCATCTTCAGTAGTATCACATGCCACTGCTAATGCAATATCCATATTATAAGGTACTCGTTGCCAATAATAAATGACTTTATTACTATCCGATGTATCTGCTCCAGATGATGCCAATGATCCTGTAGTATTACTAGTTGATCCTGTTATAGTTTCACTGTCTGTGAAAGCACCACTGGAATCCCTCACCCGAATTGTAGTAGTGCTTGGTTGATCGACTATATATGCCGTTGATGTGCTGATTGCACCCGTAACTCTCTCGCCTGTAGAAAACAGATTTGGTGCTGTAGCAAAGGTTAAAGTCTTATAAGTTGTTGCCGTTTTTTGCATAGTATTGAGTTTTCTGGATGCATCATAAGTCAGCCCCGTCCATTCAAAACTCATTCGTGGCAAACCACCTTGAACTTCGGCAACATTAGTCGCAGTTGTTTGTTGTAAAATCTGCACAAACCTTGCTCTGGGTGCATATGCTAATGGTACAACAACACTTTGAATTGTAGTACCAGATCCAGCACGTTTGATAGTAATACCATTAAACAAAGTACCAAACGCAACTAAAGACTTTCGGATCGATTCGTTATAAAAAGTTGTACCTAACATTAAAATTGTCCAAATGGATTAGTTTCTGTGAAGTCTACAATACCACCATCGGCATCAGTTTCAATTGCCGTACTTTGTGTAAAGTTATCTGATGGGGTTGTTCCCGTTGACAAATTATCGACTTCGGTTATACCTGTATTCATAGTGTCCTCTGCATATCTGAACAATGAACATTCCATTTGCCAAATATAATTTTTACCCAATTGAAAAAATGGAATCATATCCTCAGTAAAAGTAATTTCATATATTTGACTAGATAATGGCAAATAAATCAAATCACCTTCTTTTGGTCTAACGATAGACGCATCACCAGCAGTTACAACTTCGGTAAAACGACTCAATGAACACACTAACTGACATGTATCAGTAACTTCAAATCCAAATCTAGTTATAATATCCCCACCACCACCAAAACCATTAATGGTATCTTGACCAAAATACATTTCGATGGTATATGCTGTATTGAAACTGTTATTTTCCGCATCATCAAACAATGTATCCACGTTGTTTCTAGTTCTGGGTAGATATTTGACATCAAAACCAGCAACCTGTATTGCTTCAGTTACTAGATTTTGCACCATACTTTGTTCTTTTACTGATGTATTATGCGTAAATACTGTTCTGACTGTCATCTCTTATCCTATTAGCATATGTGGCATTTCTTCGTAATTCATTTGCATTTGTGTTTCTAGGGTTTCGATTTCGGTTGTGGCTTCTTGCAATAAAGTTGCACCACTATATGTAATACCGCCAGGTAGTTGCAACCCTTCAAATTTGCTTAGATTTGTACCCCATTGTTTTTTCATAAGTGCAGTAGAATATCGTTTCATCCATCTATCGTTATATACCGATGTATAAGTATCTGGATCTAATATTTCATGCACCTCTATTACTAAATATTCATCTACTGCAACATCATTAGTCCAATCCATATAGATATATAATCTATCCTCATGACGACTAAATTGAAATGGATGATGCCCAACCATCAAATTGTCAATAGTTTCCATATGGCCACTAACCATTGTATAATGCGTCATCTGCACATCAGTAAAATCATATAGATCATTGAGTCTTAGTTGGTATCTAAGATCAAACATATTAACTCCAGAATTAGATTCTATTGGGAAAACATTAGACACACCCGTTATGCTTGTACCAATAGCAATATACTTATTAGTTTTATCATCTGCCGTAACCTGATGTTTCAAGTAACTTCTGGATATTGCATCGTAGTGATAATCTTGGTAATATTGCAATGCATCATCAATAACATCACCTTCTTGATCGGAAGATAAATTAATATCAATAACCCCATCACCGAGTTTTCGTTTGCAATAACTAATTAGTGTTGTTCTTGAATTTGGAACTGCC